AGAGCCGTCTCTATATAATCATCTGTAATGTGCCAGACGGAAACGCTCTCTTCATAATTTAGATAAACATAGTCACCGTCTGCAATACCAAGTTGCTGTAGTTTTTCAATAATATTCCCCATTTTATTTCCTTCCAAGTTTAAATGGTGAGGCCCCTGTAACCCGGGCCTCCCTGCGGTTCTCAAAGTTTAGTCGCTGTTCTTGGCGTCTTGAACTTCAAGACGAAGTTCCTGAGCAAGTGCCTTAACTTCTTGCATTGCCTTACGAACACGCGTACCGGCGGCGTTGTTGCCGCGGTCAAAGAATCTGTTATGATCCTCGCGCGTACTTTCCAGTAAGGCGATGAGTTGCTCCAGGCGATTTGTTTCAGTAGTCATAAATACTACTCCTTTCTAATGTGAGACACCTGATAACCCTGTGCCTCCCTGTGGGGGGGATTATTAAAGAGCGCCAAGCTCCGCGAAAGCAGCATCAACAGCGTTAGCTTCGCTGTCGGTAGTCTTTCCATACTTCTCGGTCTCGTTACTGACCGTCTCGGGATCGTCAACCTGAGAGTTGACGAAGTTATCGAGAATAGTCTGCACGTCCGCAGCCGTTTTTCGCTCAAACAAACCAGAGAAATCTGGAATGCTATCCAAAAGCTCAGCGCACTTGTCGGGCGTCAGGTCCTCGCAAAGCGGGGACGATCGGCGTCGAGGCACGAGCTTCGTCTGGGGGAAGGAAGCCCCTGGCGGCTTCCCGTAGGTCATCTGTAGGTCGGTGCCTGTCTCGGTATCGGTAATATCACCATACTCAGGATTCAGCACGAGAGTCAGAAGATTCTCATAGGCAGTCTTACCATAGCCCCATACACGTACACCTCTCTCTTCCTCGCCGCGAACCATCACGGGGCTGAAGAAGCGCTGTCGCACGAAGAGGGACTTTGCGACCTTCTTACTGTGCTCATCGTTGTTGTCTGCGCCTTCGCGCCACAGCTGTGAGGCGAACTCACACACAGGACATTCGTCACTGTAGTTGCGCTTGGGACATAGGAAACCGCCCTTCTCGACATTGTAATGAAACCACATTTCCTTGAAGGGGTCTCCGTCCGCTGTCGGAACGATTCGAATAGTCTGGTCCCCATCCTCGGGGCGCCAGAAAGTGTCATTTGAGGAGTTTCCGTCTCCACGTAGTGACGAGAGCTTCTCTCTCATCTTATCTAAATTGATACCCATTTTTTATCTCCTTATAGTTGGGCTATAGTACGATTAGCAAATATCCTAATCGTCTACTAGTTCTGCATATGATTGTACCATAGATGAATACTTAATGCAATAACAATATTTTTGGTCATAGGTGGTTTTAAAAACACCATATGAAATGTTAACACCCTCGTTCAATTTTGATTTAACATAGCTCGTTATCTTTTGGAACAAGGTGGTATCCTCTCTTAGGTCTGTCTCATTAATACCATAGTAGTATACCACATCACGCGCGTTTGTCAAGTCATAAAACCATTTTTCTTCCCCTTCTTCTACGTCGAGTACGCCCACCGTAGCGATGCGACTCAGCTCTGAGGGCACAATAAAGTTACCGATGATAGGTTCTGAATTTTTAAAAACGTTAATCATGTGAAGGGTGTTAACTAAGGCCTGATTTACGACGTCGAAGTATCCCATGATAGGAACATCTCCAATGCCTCTCTCTATAAGTAGGTTGTCTACGATCACAATACACTCAATCATACCTGACCGCGCGTATTCTTGCAAGACATTTTTTACAATACGTTCTTGCATTTTTTGAGTTTCGCTCACCAGGTCGAGATCAGGTTGAATATATAAAACCGTAATCTTATTAGATTGCAGTTGCTCCAGAAGTCTTAAAATCGCACCAGAAATTGTGCCGCTCCCTCCCACTATTACTATAACCTCTTCCCCTGAAAACTTCAGCTTCTTCTTAAGAGAAGGAAAGTGCTTTTCGTATTCCTCGTGCGTTTTTCTTTTTTTAATTGTGATGTCCGCATCCTTGTGGGCATCAATACTGTAAGTCTCATAGGGAGAAAACTTAGAGAAGATTTTTGTAATCTGACATCCGGCTTTTCCAAGCCCAACAACTTTCACTCTTCTTCAACCCAATCAAGAATAAAGCCCATCTCAAAACCACCCCGACTCACTCGTTTGGCGGTCGCTTCGGCAAGGATAGCTTGCTCTCTAATGCCCTGGCGATGACAAATAAAATTCATAATCTCCATTATATCTGCCGCTTCTTCAGCACACGGATTCTCCACAAACTCCATCACTTCTTCTTGGAGTTTCCGCATTGCATAGTCTCGGAGTCGGTCGCCGCTTTCTTGATACACCTCAAAGGCGTTGCCGTCGTTCTCGATGATCTCGGGAATACGATCTCTTACTAGCTTCTGGTATATCTTTTTCATAGTTTTAGTTCTTTCATCTCTCCGAGGTTTCTTCCAGCAGAGACATTAACCTTGAACATATTATAACGCGTTTGTTTAAACGTGTCAAGCAAATTTAAAATTTCATACCGATCATCTTCAGCGAGGTCAATATATACAGCGTCGTGAATCAGAAATGCGATGTTGCTTTTCATCCCCTCTAAAAGCTTATAAACTTTATATGCTTGTTCGTGCACCATATCAATTGTGGTGCTCTGAACAATATAGTTAAGCGCATGATGTTCATCAACGTTCTCGATTACTCTACCATAGTCTGTCTCGATTTTGAAGCCATCCCAATACTTATCTTTCACTGATTCCTTATCATAAGCACCGTTCGAAAGAGTGTCCTCTGACTGAGGGTTATACATCCAGGCAAAGATTCTCTTCTTGGCTTCATCCCTGGTTCCTAGGCCGCAATAGATGTTCTTTGCATTCCAGTCGTGAATATCATTCTTTGGTTGTTCTGCACCGGTAAGAGCAATGAGGGTGCGCAACTCAGCCGCGTTAAAATCAAGCTCGATAAACCAATCATTATGTGGAAGGACACAAGAACGAAATTCCTTACCCATCGTTAGCACAGGAAAGGTGTGAGCCCTTGTTGAGAGTCGACCAGTCACCGTCCCCCACGGATTATAGTCACACACGGGCTTTACGCTCCGAAGAGTTCTTAAAAAGTTCTTGCCCTTCACAGAACTGAGCAAGTGGCTGATAAATTTAATATGAAGGTTAAGGGGGCGCGCCTTAATGTCCGCCAACATTTCCAAAAGGTGATACATCGCGTCATAATTAGGGGGTCGTTCGCATGTGTCTAGAACATGCTGAGTTATCTGATTCTTTGCCTTTAAGTACTGGAATAAAAAATACTCTGGGATCAAGTCATATAAACAATTGTCGTGCAACGACACCTGAGAGGTGCCAAAGGCCTTCAGACAACCCCTTAAGGTTTTTTTGATCGTCTCCCACTCTTCTTTCATTTCCGGGGGGCATGCCTCCGTCAGCGTTGCACCAGAGCCATAGATCTGTGCGATCTCATAAATTTCACCGCAAAGATGAGGAGAGTATTCCCATGTATCACCCTCCAAGGGGAGAGATTTCCCGGGATTAATCATGTTGTCGATGTAATAGCCCACACAGTCTGCTTTAGTATCAAGAACTTGAAATAGTTGTCGCTCTCTCATGTTCTAATCTTATCTTACGTAGCGATCGAAGTCAAGCTATCTTTTTATTTTCCTATCATCAGCACGCTTTCGGCCGTACTCCTGTCGCGCCGGCGTAGAGATACCAGTAAGCTGAGATATATTAGAGGGGTAAATATATTTCCTATAGCGATGATTTACTTCTTCTGCAACGCGCTCATAAGGAGTTCCCATCTCCGGGGGCACCTTAAGAGTATATAAATCATACACATCTTTCTTTAAGCGCGCTACCTGGTCCAAGGTATAACTATTCTGGGATTCGATCTGGCGCAAGTCAATATATAAATCTATAAGGAGCTGTGGCTCTAGATCAGCTAGGTGAGATTCTTCGTTGTATGGCTCCCGTTCATAATTTCTATAGCTAAACTTACCTTCAGAGCAAATCTTTTGTCGTTGATATATCTCTGAGGAAGATACCAAAAATCGGTACGCCGACAAAAGCAAACGACGTAGATCATCAAAATCAGTACGATAAGTCCGGTTATAATAAGTATCAAAAAAGTTGGCGCGCGTAATTCTTTCACGAGTGTCGGGGGTAAGATAATAGTCCACGTGTTCCATCAGAGCCGGGGAAAACAAATCAGCAGTAAGCACCCATGGCTTATTTTTATCTACTAAAAATCCAAACTTTTTGGCCACGTTTGTATAGAATCTAAAATTGGGATCTGTTATATATTTCTCATATTTAATCGGGTCATCCCCAGCATTCTCATGAGAAATAGCTATAGAAAGACCTGTGCACATCGGGTCCATACGATAAGTTAACATATAGGATGTCTTGGTAATAGGAAATATAGGAACTATACTTTTTAAATAAGGAATATAATATTTTATAAAAGTCTTAAAATTATCAATTGGTTTAGAGGGCGGAGGCTGAAAATTTAAAACAAACTGGCGTGCGATGACTGCATGCAAGTCCTTGTACATCCGAGTAGGGTCCCTGTAGGCCACTTTCGCGCTGGGTCGCACGATATCGTTATTGACGTCCTTTGTGAATAGCGATCCAGCTAGAAGGGCGCTCCCCATATGCATAGTAAACTTAGCGAATGCATCAGCCACAAAATTTAATGCGAAGAGGGGTTGTTTGGCGTCCACAATCTGTTTCAGATTGGCGGTTTTGGGAATGACTGTGTTCTGTTTGGAATCAATGCGACCAAAATATCCCCTTTTATACCATGTATCTAGGGGGCGAGGGATGCCCACTAAAGGCCCGGGGTAGATTTTTTCCTTATAAAGTGACCGCTGAAACATTGCCGCAAAAGACGACAAACCGTTCACCCCATCGGGATTTCGTAAATCTTCTATGGTAAAAATGAATCCCCTTTTGTTACTTATTTTAACTGGCATCGTTTTTAGTTCCGTCCGCGGTCATGACGATGTGGCCCGGTCAATACGTCTGTTAAGCTGATCTCGCCGCCCAATGAGTTCCTGGAGGGTGTCGACGAGATCAGCCACTGCTCTTTCCTCGTCGGTCTGGCCGAGACTCTCGGTCGACATTCCACGGGATTCGAGGTCCGCGATGAGGGCGCGCCTTGAATCGCGGGCCGCGATGGTCGCTGCGCGCAGGGCATCTTCGGCCGAGGCGACTGCGGCGGCGGCGACTGCGGCCTGCTCCTGACTTCTCGCCAGCTGAGCAGCGGCTTGCTCTTCTGTCGTCGCATCGGGCGTCGCGCCTTCCTCCCCTTCGGCTGCAGCAGTTTCCTCCCCTTCGGCTGGGGCCGTCACGGTGCCGGATGCGTCGCCCGTGAGATCTCCTGCTTCAGCATCGGTGAAGAAGCCTGCGGCGACGGCGGCAGCGGCGGCGGCGGCCGCGGCGGCAGCCGCGGCTTCGGGATTATCTGAGTTGGCGGGATCACTAGAGTCGAGCGCAGGCCCATTGATCGCCACAAGTTTTTCGCCGGTGCCTTCATCCATCGCTGACATCTCCTGCATGGCGCCGACCGTAGTATTGTAGGAGCTTGGCGTAAGTTCGTTGCTCACCGAGTTAACAAGGAAATAACCCCCCAATCCTATAAGGCGCGCAATATTTTTGACCCCACCAATGGCGCTAGCGGAACCGGCGCCAATAGCGATAGGATCAATGTATATATAAGTACCATTTTTATGTAAGGTGTTGCCGATCATGTTTAACTGTACGGTATATAGTTCCTTTAGCTGTTGTGCGCCCAAAGAACCATCCTTATCAATTCGTGCTTCCCGATAAAATGGCATATCTTGACGTGTAAAGTTGATTTCTTTAGCCAATCCACAGCGGCCGCCCAAAAAGTAATGATAAATTCCATCTTGCATGTCGGATGCACGATCCCCAACACTAGGCCGAGATTGAACCGGATAAAGAACAACAGTTGGAATAGAAGGAGGGGGCGAGTCGGGGTCAGCAGTTAAACGATGACGGTCCCGTTCGGCAGCTGACCTAGCTGATCGACCGAGTTCGTTAATAGTCTTTGATTGGCCTTTAAAATCATCTGCCATTCTGAAAGTGGCTGTATCAAATTTGATATTATATTGAAACAGGTCCTTATAGCAGCTGCTACCATACGCCCGTGAGACGAGGCCGCCGCAAACATCCTTAATAAAGTTAAGCAAAAAGTAACTGTCTTTGTTGCCACGAACAACAGTATTCGCGAACCATTCATCAAAGGCATGCGTGGAAATTGGAATGCTTCCTATATTCATCGTAGTAAAAATTCCCGATATCATCCGGAACCGACAGGGGTCTATCTTAGCTAGTTGAAGTTGCACCATTTTCTGCTCTGTAGTAGCGTCAGGACACGCAAAGGTTACAGTTTTTATTTGGAAGGCCTGCAGCGGATCAATTAATTCTACAGGCCCCAGCATCATTTGCAGGGGGGACGCGCCAGAGCCATCTTTCTCGGTCAGATGTTCTAATCGTTCGCCCATTACAACATCGATTAAGTCACCCAGATAAAAGAAGGGGATTGTGGTGGTTTTACTTTTTTTCGTATTAAATATTCCCAGGTTATCAGCCATTGCTTTCAACTTTGTATTTTCGGCGGGGTCGACGGTGCCGCCGGCGTACGCTTCCGCGTAGGCGTCGAGCTCTTTCTCTTGCGCAGCTGTCTCGGCCGCGACGCTGCCGGCAAGAGCCTCCCTGAGGGCTCTGCCCGCTCGTATCTTTGCCGCTTCGGCGCGTTCCTCGGGCGTCATCTTCGCGAAACCACCCTTCAACAATTCTTTCGTGTCGACGGAGATTCCTCGAATTTTATTTTTATCGCGTAAAGCCTTTAGAAATACAGTATGTTTCGCCTTGCGGGCCTTGCGCATTAATTGCATTTGTTTGTCTAAGAGTTCTGCCCGCTTTTTTTCCCGAGTGGTGTCCTCCGCGGCGGTGTCGTACTCTGTTTCTACAAGCTCAGCGAGTTCTTGGTTAAGAGCTTCCATCTCCGCCCCATACAATTCTTTTCCAACAAATATGTCGGAGCGCGGAGAGCGCATAATTCCCGAGATCGACGCTTGATAATTAATAGAGAGCTCTAAGGTTCCATCTTGTTGGAAATTAATTTGATGACTTGTAATTTGAAGATATAAAGCTTTACGAGACCCTTCAATGGCTGATTGGATGCTGGCCAGGTCCCCCATTACTCCCCCACTATAGCCGGGAATCTCCATATCAGTAAAGTTAGGCGGAGTCGACCACCCCACAATGGCTTTAATTCGAAAATTATCTCCCTTATATTGTTGAGATACCAAACCCTCGCAGGGCGCAACGCCCTTCGCCGGTTCTTGCTCGGGGCCCTGCGGATTTGCTGGGCGTCCCTGAACTCCAGAACCAATAATCAAATCTAAATACCCGGGCTGTGCCGGAATGCCAGCAGCATATTGGCCCGGGTTGCCGGGGATTTCGTTGTGCCGAAAAAGATCATAAACGCTCTGAAAATGCATTACTAAGTTGGCGGTAATCATGTTGTCGACTTCGGCCGGCTGTGTACCATCCAAGGTCCAGGTAAAAGATTTAATGCCGGCCCCACCTTGCCGCCCATATGTGCTTTTCGTTATCTCGACAATATTACTCTGATCGATAAAATTAGAAAACGGTATCTGATGTTCCTCAACTGGTGTCTGCTTCAGCCCTGCGGATCCAGAATAGGATACACGAAAAAGTTCTATGTGTGGAGTCATAAGCGCCCAAATATCGGGGCACATGTTTTGCATCGCATACGCCTCACCATCGGGGCCGCCTGCAGTGGGAGGCCACGATGACTTTTTCCCAATCCCCTCGGAGCCATGATTAAGTTTAGAAACTACACTTCCCGGCATTACGCCGTCGATCTCACCCAATGTCTTATAACGAGATGCTCCTCGTATTCGCGCTAGCTCTTTAATGTTCTCTAATAAAACACACTGAAAGTTTATTACATTAATCTCGCCCTTTTTGAGCTCGCGTTTGCCTTCATTCTTGGGCTTCGACTTCCGGCGGCGACGACCCCCCCCTCTTCGTCTTCTCTTCTTTGGGGCGGCACCACCCAGAATCTCCGCAATAGTTGCCTTATACCATGGCCGGCGCGGCTTGCTTGGGGCTTTAGTTTTTGCACCACGCCCAATTTGCAAGACGATCTGCTGGAAATAATAAAATATTGCCCCCGCTTGTAAAGCCCAACCAGTATTGTTCGCGTATTCCGGAGTCCACGGGCCGGTCCAGTGGGCGCCGTACTTCTCGCCTCCTCGGGAGTGGTCTGATGGGACTGGACGTCCGACCACACCCGGAATGCGGTTCGGCTGCATGCCGCTGATCAGTGCCACGACGCCCGACCATGGTTCAGGCGTGGGCGCAACCCCCACGACGGCTATCGGTATATCTATCTTGTTGTGGCCGCTGGTCGTAGCAAGAAGGTACCTTTGGAAATAGGCGGCTGGTTCCGGGGCGCCAGCATCACCGGCTTTGTCGCCCGGGCGCAGGTCCCCGGCCTCTGTAATAATCTCCATCGCCGGTGCTTCTATCGGCTGGCCAAACCAAGGCTCTGTATAACAGAGAGGGACCCACTTATCATCTTTTACTTTGAAAAGAGGGCCAAATATATCCATAATCTTTGAGGAGACTTTACCGCTAGCGTCGATCCCGTAACGCCCCTTTCGATACTGCCCCCCACTGTCGCGGTCAAGGAAGAGGAGTTTCGGATCTTCAGGATTTCGAATTATGGTGGAGATAAGAATATTAAACTGAGCTGCGGCGCTCTTAGAAATAGACGCCCCTTTGGCCCAAGACTTAGCTCCCTCGTCAGAGGAAAACCTGAACTTCTGAGTTATAGACCAGAGAGCCCACAAGAGACCCTCAAACCCGTCCTCGTTAGAGTTTAGCTTTAGAATTGCATCAAGGACGGGCCCAAACATTCGCGGGTCGCGCTGCAATTCCTCATAGAACGTTTTTGCCTGCTCCTGGAACTTTTCAACGCCCTTTGCAAGCTCGGCCTGCTCGACTTTGACCGGGTCGGGGTTGCCGCCCAAAGCGGCAATTTTTGCATCGTAGTCGGCTTGCACATCTGAGTCCGGACGTTCCGCGACATTTTTCGCCATGGCCTCAGCTTCAGAAACCGCCTTGCTGATAAGCTGAGCGCCTTCGCCGCTGCTGCGTTTCATGCCTACTTCGGCTGCAGCCTTCTGCACCTTCTTATACGCTTCGTAGGTGCCCTTTTTAGTTAACTCGCCGTCCTTAATCTTGAGGGCAGACTCGAAGTTGACCCCCTTTTGCTTGGTA